CAAGCCGGAAGCGTAGAGTGTTTATCAATTCGGGACCGAGAAGATATTCATCCAGCCATACGCCGATATTGTGCCACACGGGATTCCTAGATCCAAGCTCCGCGCCCTCTAGGATGGTAGGATTGTTCTGATACTGGGAATACGTCTTGAAGATAATCTGTGAACCGTTTGGTAGGATTAGCGACGAATCAGTAAATCCTGTTTTCTTCTTGTAGGAAATGTAGGCGTTTGCGCTAGTGAACTTCGTTTTTAGATACTCAGGAAGCCAAGCCCAAACCGCGCTTTGTTGCTGGCGGATGGATACTTCGGACGTTTGAGCAAAGCAGAATATCTCAGAGTTAGGGTTTTCCACCGCAGCACGGACAACGGAGAATGCACCCCACTGAGTTTTCCCGCTCCTGTTACCGCCTAGTGCTAGGATTTCATTAACCTCATGCAGTTGCTCCTCCGCTTTAGTCCAGTGGGGCAGTCGAAAACCATACTCATACGGGTCTTTCTCCGCATTCTCAATAGCTTCGTGGTAGATTCGATGGATAGACAACACCTCTTCGGGTGTCATCTCGATTATCTCCTCGTCCGTTGGAGGAGTGAGGATTTGATGCGCTCTCCAAATCATAGTAACTCAGCTTCAACTACCTTACCTTTGGCAATGCGTGTTCTTGCCTCGTTGATGAGATTTGCAGCGTCATCTAGGCTTGCCCCCTTGCGATGTTCCACAACGGTAGTCGCCATGCCTGTAAGCTGCGCTGCCTTGTCTGTGAGGATACCAACGGTGATTGCCAGCTTCTCAGGGGAAATCTTAGAAAGGCTGTCAGGGTCGTCAAATAGCTGTGTGGCGCGTTCAAATAGCAAATCGGTGTATTCCTGCGCGGCGATGGCGTAACGCATGGAGAACTCCTTACGCTTCGTCTCTAGGGTATCGTTATGCCGCCATTCTAGCCCACGGATTACATCACGTCCTATCCCAGTTTTCTTGGAAATCTCGGTTATCCTTGCGCCCTGAGATAAAAGAAACAACGCCAACGCTGCCTTGTGGGGAGCGTAATGCTCGACGTTATTGCGGTGAAGTGACTTCGCCCGTTCCTTCACCTCAAGAAACCACTCGCTCTTGTCGGGGCGGTCGTCGTAGTAGTTTTCTTGCAGCTTCTGGAGTTGTTCTTCACTCATTTCGTTTTTAACCAGAGCTACCTAAAGCTACGGCGATTCCGTTTGCAACACTATTATCGCCTGTTTGCGCCCTTGGAGTCTTTTTTTGAGGGGTGCTTGTTGGTTCAACCCTAGACTTACCTTGCGGCATAAGCCTAGAGTTTGATTTTAACCTTGGAATAACTCCAACTGATTCATAAACTGGATGGATTCTTCCACGAATAGAAATTTCCCCTACTTTATCACCAACCTTCAAGTCACCATAAGCAGTTGGCCTAAGTCTTGGCTCACTTGCTTTTTCCGAATAACGAACAAGTTCTACGCCTGACTCAAAATTGGCTTTCAATGAATAAACGTGTTTGCCCTGTCCCTCAATAGATACAACTGTTGTTGTAGGAGGGGGATTCTCTGAAGTCCATTTCCACCCTGCGCTTTGCTTAAATAAATTTGTTTTGAATTTAGCACCAGATACAATATTCTCAGCTAAGTCATCAACAAACAACTTAGGCTTACCGCTTGATACATCAATAGTTCCAACAGCATATTTTTTGCCGGTTAAATCCTGACCGTTATCCGCATCAAAAAATCTTCCACCTTTTTCGTATGAACCAATATTGAATTTCTTAAAGAATCCAGGAGGTTCAACGTATTTTCCTCTGCGTCCAATATCTGATGAGGAACCAGTAAATCTTTCTGGAACAACTGCCACATTAGGCATAAGACGAACATTTGACGCATCCCTTACAACTTCTCCCTTCACGTTAATTCGTGGGGCTTGAGGCATGAGATTAGCCTTGAGCGTGTAGTAAGCGTTATTGCCATACGGAATAACCATATCGCCAGTAAGGTCGGTAAATCCATCAATGCGGTCGTAAGCAAACGTGCGATATGTCCCCGTCTGCTTGTCCATGCCTAGTTTATCAAACATTGGGTTGGTGACACGCTGTGCTTTTGTATTCAGACCTTGGACTGCGTTAATAAAGTTCTGTCTTTGCTTCCAGTTTTTACCACCAACGCTCTTGAAGTATCCATCAGTTGACGCTCCCCTTTTGTGTAGCTTGGCAGTCTCCACAATATCAGTCAGGACGTTTGCCCTAGACATTCCCATTGCCGCCGCCCTGCGCTCAAACCTTTTGATGTTCAAGCCAAGCTGGACAATATCCATCCCAACCATGTAAAGCCTTCCATTCTTTACCATGAAGTCAATGGGTTTGACTTTGTTTGCGGTCTTTCCTGCCGTTTGAACGGAACGCCCTTGCTCAATCGGAGTGTAATCTAGCAATGCTGCTTTGTCTGCATCGAACGCAGATTGAATAAGAATAAGCTCTTGCGCTCCCCCTTCCTTGATTACACCAGCTTCTTCAAGTGCTTGAAAGTGTTCGTCCGAAAGCAATCCAGTCCCATTTCCATTCTTGTCAGGAATCATCACACCTTCAATCAAAGGCTTGCCATCCTTGACGTTCTTCTTATTTATTTCATCTATGATCTTTCCAGCTTTGTAGTGCTTTGGATTGGAGGATGGAAGGTCATCCGTTAAACCTGGCTTAATAGGCGACTTTGGCAATCCGGCGGATTCACGATACATCTTACGAACCATTGCCTTCACCTCTGGAAGCTCCTTCATACCGTCTGCCAGCAATCCAGAACCCATTACTAGGTTGCCGTTCACATCCGTAGCCCCACCAAGTTTGTAGTGAAGGTCTTTGACGATTGGCGTAGCAGCAAATACTGTCTCGAAAATATCCTCGATCTTTCTACGCAACGGAGTTTTAACAGCCGCCTTGGTTAGCTTGCCAGAAACAACGTCATCAAACAAAGCTGCCGTTCCATTGTCTGTGAAGAACTCAACAGCCGCATCTTCAATCCCGATTCTTGGTAGTCCTTGCGCGTCCAGCCTTTCGTTGTAGGTATCGTAGAACTGCTTGAAGTCCTTATCCAGATTCCCATTTATGTCGCGAACTAGCCCAGGTCTTGTCTCGTCACCAAGCATCTTTGCTACAATGGAGTCATCCATCCCGTGCTTAAACGTCAACGAGTGAAGTGTTTCATGGGCGGTCAATGCGCGAACAAATCCAGCCTTGTCATTTACGTTTACCGTAATGGTTTTAGATGCTGGATCAAACGAGCTATTACCTTCTCTTGTGAATTGCCAATCCCAAGTGTTAGGGTAAGCAGAATCGTAAGTAGATATGAATTGCTTCAAGGGTTGGTCTGGAATAGCGTCAAAAGCAGCCAGCTTGTCCTCTCCTAGCTTTTGTTGTTTGCTACGATAATTGTAGAAGTCACCAGATTGCCTTTTAGCAAGGTCTTGCTTGCCACCACCAACAACCCTTGCAAATGCGCCAAAAACCAAGGCGTTAGCACCAACGCGCTTCATGGCTTCGTCATCTAATCCACCGTTATTGATTGCCTCGTAAACTGCCAAGGCTGGAGCAAGTTTAGCTCCTTGTTTGACACTTCCAACTGCAAGTCGAGCGGCAGGAGATGCGTAATCCAAGGTTGTTGCCATTGCCTTACCAATCCCGCCTACGTTCTCGTTAGCGGCAACCCTACGCCAGAACGGAGTGGAGTTCTTCATCTGGACAAGCTCATCGCCAACCACGTTTGCAAACCTTGCAGTCTTACGCAGGATTGTTGGCGCAACAGATAATCCCACCCTAGCGGTGTAATACGTCCCAAGAGCAGTTTGTCCAACGGGACCAGTTCCAATGCCCAACGCAGTAGTGACTATCCTACCTGTTCCATAAAATCCTATTGTTTTTTCAGCAGCCCTTAATGCTCTATTTGTAAACGCAGCAGCATTGCCTAACTTTTCCGCAGCAATTTCAACGCCTTTTACCGCACCGGCAGTTACTTTTCTTGAAATATCAAAAGGTTTTGTTTTATCAGCAAGCTCGGCAAGTGCTTTAGTTCTTCCGGCTGTATTTACCGCAAGCCCTTCTTCTAAGCCAACAACTTTACGAGCAAGGTCATCGACTGCCTTTGTACTGTTAGCTACTGCGGGAGTTAGCTTTGCAACTGTGGCAGAATCACCAACCTTTACAGCATCATCTAGTTGCTTGATAAGTGTTTGATTTAGAACCGTAGCTTCGTTGAGTTGCTGAGCTACTTTGGATGCAGCGGCATTAAATCTTGCGATTCTAGCAGAAGTTTCATTGGCGATGTTTACGCTTTTGCTAACATTTGCAAGAGTTCTTACTTTAGCCAAAAGTCCTAACCCTTGGGTTGCAATAGCAATTGGCACATTCAATGGATCGCCAAGAATCTGACCAGCTACTTTCGCATCAATCAAATCTTGTTGAAGTTTGTTTTCTCCAGCTTCTCCAAATCGTTCCTTGTAACCTTCAAGAGTCTTGGCGTAGGCATCTGCCATAACGCTCGTTCCAGTGATTGCATCCAAAGCCTCTGGCTCTGTTGCAATTCTGTTTACCTTTTCTCTTGTAGCAACAACAAAATCATTGAAATCTTCTTGCTCTTCGTTCTCAAAGGCACTTCCGACAAATCTAGTGGCTTTAGTGGCGGTATCCGCCATTATGTTTGCTGCACCTGAAATTACTGCGGCTCGTTTTGTTAGCTCTTCTGCTGGAGAAAAGCCTTGACCAGTAACCACCTTCTTCATAGTTGGAACTGGTGTTACACTGTAAACACCCTTAATTGCACTAAGTAATCCTTTACCAAGTTCACTGAAAACATTGCCACCTTCAACTTTATCAAGTCCTTCTTTTTTCCGAACTTGAAATTGCCGAAACTTACTCAAGACTTCTGGATCAGATGGCAGTTTGGTTTTTTCATCTATGTCAAAAGTATTGGTGAAAATCGTCCAGTCATTCACCTCATTGACAGGAAGCAACTCATCTGGATCAGCGGTGTAAGCCTTGCCTTTTTCGGTTAGCTGACCACCTCTCATAAAACCTTCATCCTCCATAAGAAGATAGTCCTCGCCAAGTTTGGTTGCTTCTCCCTTCTCATCAAGCAGTCCTCGCTGCTTCATGCCTTCTTCTGAAAGGAAGTCAGCGGGTATTAACGCAGGTTCAAGCATTCTAGGGTCGCCAACTGGAAGCTGGCTACGATAATCTTCTTGCGCTTTTTGAAATTCCGCAAAGTTGCCATCAATAAGCCCCGCAACATCTTTTATTGCAACAGGAGCAAGTTTATTGAACTCTGCTTTTCTTTCTTCTGGTGTCATTGGACTGGTGGCAAAGCTCTAAGTCTGTCTGTTGCGCTTTGTGGTTTCTCAGTATCAGAATTATTTCCAGATTCCGCATAAGAATTAGGATTGCCAAGAATATCCCTTACATCCTTAAGCCAACCTGCCCAAAGTTCTGGCGGATCTGTTATTTTAGGCCTATTTTCTTTCAGCAATAGCAAATCAACGTTACTAACTGGTTTCAATAGCGATGCGGCTTCTAAAATACCTTTTTCAACAAGTATTGCTAAATCTTTCTGATTAGCTCTGTCTTTTGGTGATTGCGTTCCAAGAAATGGAATTGCTTTAGCAACTCCCGTAGCAAGTTCCTCACCATATCCAACTGCCCTATCTAATGATTCATTGTAATTACCTTCTTTATCAATGAACTTATTAATAGATTTGACAACTATCTCCCCTGCTCTTTGGGTTTTGGCTTTCTCATTTTCAATCTCTTGCCTTTCTCTTTGTTCAGCAGGAGTAATGTCTGGTGGAATTTCTGCTATTTTAGTTACAACATTACCCTTTTGTTCAATGGTGTATCTTTTATTTGGATCACCGCCAAGTTTTTGGGCTTCTTCTCCAGTGATAATTCTAGCGGTTGGCTCTACTTCTACTTTTGCAGGAGTGAATCCAATCCCACCTTGATTTTGAGGGGTAGGTTGAACTTGCTCCGCTTGATTTTCGGATAGCTTTTGAATGTTTGATGTAACTCCTTGCGTCCAGAATTGATTGAGATTCCTTGGATCATTACCAGCACCTGGAGGAGCATAGATATTTGCAATGTCAGCAATGGATTTTGCATTTGCATATGGTCCAGTCCCTTCGTTTATGCCTTTACCAAGAAGGCTTGCCATCCTGTCAATCGACTCAGCAACGCTTCCAACTTCAACTGGTCCCGATGCGTCAGAGATACCCATTGCATTGTTTTTGTTGCGGAAAGCTGATGATGTCCCGTTTCCGGTTTCATGCATTGAAATAGCAGCCAATATATTAGGGGCTACTCCATATTTAGCCCCTGCTGCCTCAAAGTCTTTAGCATAAGGTTTAAGGGCATCCGGTAGATTGCCAAAACTGGATGTGTTTTTTTCACCAAATCCAGACACCTGAATTGGAACATAAGATTGTTTTTCTTTATCCCATTGCGCTTTTCGAAAACTTCCGTCGCCAAGGGGCATATCTACTGTTGAAGGTGCGCTTCCTCCTGCTGCTATTGCTGTTTTCGCTCTAGAATCAGCATTTTGTAGTGAAATTTTAAGTTGCGCGTTTTTGTATGCAGAGTCTTGATTTAGCCTTTCTTTTTCAAGCACTTGATCTTGAGCCTTAAATCCAAGATTTAATACGTTTGCAATTTGACTTGATGCTTCGCGCCCTAGTGCCGCTGCCTCCATAGGGGTTGTATTAGGATCATCCATTCGCTCAAGAACGGGAGAAAGCATACCCTTAACGTCAAAGCCACCCTTAACATAAAACCAAGTACATCACCTAGTTTTATTGCCGACTCAATACCCGCCCTGCTAGCTTTTGTTTCAGCGTCAATTTTCTTGCGTTCTTCGCTAGCTTTCCCAAATTCTTTAATTGCCCCGCCAATACTAGCCCCAAGGTCAGATATTCCTTGCGCTTGCGTCTCCGCAGCACGAGCAAACCCGCTGTAATCCTGTTTAAATGACTCAGGGTTGATCCCCGAACCTAGCATCTGTCCTCTTCCGTAAGCTGCCATATTATTTGATTAGATTGTAATGTACTGCTTTGAATCCGTTAATTTCCACAACAGCTTCAGGAAACACTTCCTCAACGTCTTGAGCCATAACACCCATTTCAGTCACATTGCTGCCTTTGTATTTATAGGTGTACACTGGTAATCCAGATTCCGTTACGCCAACTTTTTTAATGTCAGTTTTCAATCTGAGATCAGAAGCCTTAGCAGCTCCAATCTCTCCAGCAGCTCCTATTGCTTTTCCAATAACTCCATATATTGCAGCATTGTGAGCTGCTTTTGCCTGTGCGTTAGCAGAAGCCGCTGCAAGTTGGTTAGAACGCTGTGCCGCACCAAGATTAAGCCCCACGGAAGTATCAAACAACTGAGGTGTTCCCGATCCAATCGCACCAAGTCCCGTGTTGATAAACTGTTGCCCTTGCTGATACGACAATGGAGTGGAGCCGAAAAGCCCAAGACCAGGTTGAGTGTAGAATCTCTCTGCCACATTGTAAGCGTTCTGTCCAGCCTGTGCCGCTTCAGCACGTTTACGGGCAAATACATCCTCACGCCCCATCACTTCGGACGCAATCGCAGCGTTACCTCCAAGCCTACCAGCCGCAGAAGCAGCTTCACGCGCTGTCTGTTGGTATCCGCGCTGTTCCTGTGGACTAATCCGTTGAGACGCTGCATACGCCCTCTGAGCTTCTTCATCAAAGCCTTGCACCACGCCCGCTTGTTCAGGAGACAACTGTTGCATCAGTCCACGGGTAAGACCTGCTTGTTGGGTCATCTGACCGAGTTCTGCGCCCCTTGCCTCACCAAGTCCCATGCCAGCTTGTTGCGCGGCTTCACGGCTAAGACCAAAGATTCCTTGTTGTCCACCCGCTCCGCTAAGGAACGATTGAATATCACCAAGATTTAACCCTTGAAACTGAGGGCGGAATTGTTGCTCTTGCGATAAAATCTGAGGCAATGCACTAGACATACCAGAAACGTATTTCTGAATATCTCCCCCAATGTCCATTTCTGGAGCTTGAACTTTTTTAGGCTTTGATCCCATGGTATTATCGTAGTTTAGAGTAAAAGGCTTCCATGCCTAGTAAGCGAGTGCGTTCCGATTCTTTAAAGTCACGGCGGAATGAAATGTATTCGTAATCATCTTTGAGAGGTTGTAGTCCACTAAGCATATCACCGCAGCACATGGTGACGAAAAGCGTGTCGGAATGCTCGAAAGCAACTGCTTTGTCTGGCTCGTCACTGTGCGAGTGAAAGCACAACGCAAAAACCTTTGGAGTTGAAAGAACAACACCATAAGACAAGTGCCAACCGATAAGGCTTTGCAGGTCGATGTTGTTTGATTCATAAAGGGTAAGCGCGGTTGCTAGGTGGGGAGTCATTAAATCTTAATGCAGTAAAACATAGCAATGTTCCGAGGGCGGGTTTCAGTTCCTCCCGTAGCTCCAGTGTTAACAGAAGTATTTGTAATGCTATTTGGGTCTCCCCCTGCCGAACTTCCTCCAGTTGTTAATTTAAAAGTATATGTATGCGTGTGGCTTTTAAGTTCATCTGCTTGTTTTGCAGCAAATGTTCCAGATGCCGTTCCGTCACTATTTGTTCCAGTTCCGCGAACAAAATATCCCCGCAAGTCAGGAACATTAAAAGTTGTTGATCCATCGCCAACTCCATAAGTTGTGGCTATTGCTGCAAACAAGGTTGCATAAGTAGAGCGAGATACAGCAGTGCCATCAGCAGCCAACCATCCTGTCGGCGCACCATTCATAGCAAATGGCATGATTGCACCAGCGGGGATAAGCATATTAGATGCTTTGGCTTGGGTTACTGCACCATCTGCAAGGGCGTTGGTTGTAACAGCACCAGCACCCATCTCATTTGACGTAATAGTTCCCACCTTCAGCTTGCCAGAAACCAAAGCAAGCGTTGTGTTTGCACTAACTATTGCATCACTTGTAAATAGCGTCTGGTCGATGATGTTATTCATCGCCGTGCTAGTAATCACATCGTTAGTTGCAAAGGTGTTGGTTGTTTCTACGACTCCAGGCATATTACGTTTGGGAAATGATTTGTCTGTTTGTCACGGAACCAGTGACCTTAATGGATGTGATCTTAGGGGAGCCGATTGTCCGTGTCAAGGTTAGGCTTCCTACATAACCCCGAATCCCACCAAGGCGGAACCGGATATTGCCCGTTTCATCTTCTGGTGCTGCCCCAGTTCCTAGAACCGTGCCGCCAAGAAAGGTGGTTGTCGTCCCGATACTCTGATTGTTGTCTGGATCTTCAGCCGCAAAAGAGATAGCATACTCGCCAAGCCCACCATTAACGCATTGCATGGTAAGCTGCCCATCGGTGAACCTTTTACGGTCAAGATTGCCCAAGGCATAACCCCTAGTGGTTAAAGAAGAGTTGATTGAGAAGCTAGTTGTAGCCCCAGCCGACACTAAACTGTCCAAGGAACTCTCCGCAGCCTCCAATTCATGCAATCCACCCAAAGAAGTTACCGCATAAATGCTATCTCGTTCCGCCGCGCTGCCAATAATCAGGTTTTTGATGATAAAATCACCTGCGCCAAAGGTGTCGATTGACTCCCAAGCCTTATTCAAGAAGTTAAACACCAAAATCGTGTTGTTTCCAGAAGCGTCATTAGCTCCGGCAATAGAATCCAACGCTACGGCAAGGTAATATCGGTTATTAAACAGCACAGCAACCGCTTCAGCAGCTAGGTTTTTGTTAATTCGGTCGATATACGGCTGGATATTCTTGGAGATAGGCTCATCCGCACCCCGAAGGTTGTAATCATTCAGGAACTCAACGGCATAAACCCCATCATCGGACAAGAAGAACATAGCATTCCCCTTCATCACAACGCTTTTCTTAGCCAAGCACCCAACCTCAGTGGTCAACTGCGTAACCTTAGTATCAGTAAGGCTACCAGTAGTCCCGCTTATTAAATGCAAGCTATTCCGATTCAGCACGACGAGCTTATCATCGTAGAATCCCTGCATTGCCACAAGGTAATCGGTTGTGCCACCCGTAATGCGGAACTGGTTGGCTATCTGGTCGAACGTATGGCTGTCCAGAATATCCGAAACGGCTATCTCATCAGTGATCTTTCTATTTGTATAGGTTGGCGAGTTGAACAACCCAGCCGGAGTGTAGTAAAATGGAACCCACAACCTGCGCTGAAAGTAAACTCCCCAAGGTGGGGCTGGCTGATGGATGAAACCACCACCTACGCTAAACCTGCCACCAAACTCAATCTGCAACCCACCTCCAAGGCTTCCCAAATTACCGACAGGAGCAATAAACGAGATATTTGTAGTCGTCGCACTTAGCACTTCAAACGATTGTCCAGAAATAGCACTAAACTCAGGGACGGTTGTTTCATACACAACAATCGTATCACCTGCCACAATGGTTGTGTTTCCAGTAACGGTAAGGCTTACAACTCCATTTGTAACAGACCCATCGTTTCCAGTGGTAGTAAAGATTTGCGGCTGTGTGTAGGCTCCTCCAGGAACAAGCGTAAAGTCTGCCTTCAATACCGCATTGGTAACGCCAAAAGTTACTGTCTGGGAAGTCGTAAAAGTGTAGGTAAAAACGTCCTTATCGGTAACAGTCGCAACCGCAAATGTCCCGTTAGCTGGTGTTCCCCCTGTCAATCCACTAACGATAATGCTGTCTCCCACAGTCAATCCATGATCCTTGACTCGCATCGTAACCGTGGTAGATGCAGGACTAGGCTGACTAGCACTTTCAATCTGCCGACCGTTGGGGAACCACTCAAACGCTTGAGAACCATCGCGGAATAGATACACACGGTCAAACGCCTGTATCATGTCGGTATCTCCAGCCAAGGACTTACCAGTAGGATACTCAATATCCTGCGTGGTGTAGCCATCTAGATCAACCAGAATAGCCTTGGAATCCAATGCCAATACAACACTTTCAGCGTTATCAGAGTTAGGGTCACTAAACAAGCAAGAAGCCCTTACGTTTACGTTAGCCGCATCATTGATTGGAGTGGTTGACAGTGTGCCAGTCGATGCGCCTAAGACAGTCAACCCAGGCACAGAATAGGTCAATGTGGTTGAGGTCACCACAGTCAGGGAGAAATCACCATTGATCACCGTATTGGCAGGTGTTGTGGCTCCAGCTAGTCCAGCAACTCGGGCTAATGCTGTTTGACCCACAGTCAATCCATGAGCTACTGAGGTAGTGATCGTAACAACCCCAGCCGCAACAGTGGCAGAGGAAATAGTCTTAGCCACATCAATCAAAAAGAACGGCAACTGCAACGGATCACCTCCACTCACCAATGATCCCGTCCGAGCAATAACCCCACGACGAGGCTTCCAATACCCATCCATCCGACCATTCAGACTCTCCCTAACCTCACCCGCCTCCAACTGGTTCAACTGCAACCGCTGGTTCACACCCACAAACCCTCCATCCCCATCCGAGGCTTGGGCATCATCCATCGCACTTCCACTCTGTGCAAACTGACTCATCAGATATCGTAAGCAATAACAACTCCGCTAGTCACCGTTAATGCCGTAATCCGTCCACCAAATCCAACCCCAGCAGGAATAGTAATTGTCTGCAAGCTAGTCGCACTAGTAAGGTTCGGGGCAGTCACAACGCTAAACACCGTGTCAGTAACAACCTGCACCCAACGGAATGTCCCCGTCACCGCACCACTAGCCGAAGTAATAACTCGACCGCCGCCTTGACCCTGTAAATCATAACTAACCGGACTGCTCATGCACAACTCTTACCAGATTCACACACCTTGTCAAGCACGTTCGCCATTTGCTCATTTTTTAGGTGGGTAGTTAATCCAATAGATGTAACAGCCACCACCGCCACTCGACCCTCCCCCCCCCTATTGCAACTAACTTGCATTTGCACATCACTTGCGTTTAAAGCGTACGTTTGAATCATACGCTTGTTTGAATCGCCTGGTAGCCGGTAGCCGGTAGCCGGTAGCCGGTGGCTGGGAGCAGGTGGATAGCGCGGCTCGGATACGTACGTAATAAACACCTTACAAAACGAATATCACCTGGCGCGAAACTTTTGCTTGACACATTTTGGAGCGGGTGAGTATACTTTTCTTAGCAAGGGACTGGTACACGATGCCAGCAAGCGAAGCAAAGGGAACGAGCCGCTTGTTGTGGATATTTAATGGAGTGAGGCAATAGGTTTCTGAAGCGTTCGTTCCTTCCATCCTTCCATCCTTTCCTTTCCTTCCTTCCTTCCTATCCTTGCCTAGTCCTTTCCGCTTGGCTTTGCGCCTTTGCTTTGCGTACTTGTACGTACCATGTCCTTTCCTTTCCCTTTGCTTTCCATGTCGATTGACTGCCGGAAAATGACGATCAGTGAAAATATTTTCCGATTGTTTCCTTGGCATTGAGTCGCGGATTTCCCTTGTGGCGTATGGGATTGCGAGCTTGTAAAGAAAAAAATGATAATTTATTTTTGAGTTATTGCAAAATACTTGTCGACAATCTCCGCGCACTTGTTAAGTTGCATCCGTCGCCACGAACAAGGCGGCGCACAAACAAACAAACGAAAAAATGACAACGACACAGAAACGGAACAGCCTCCTTGGCATCTCAAACGCTAAAACGTCCAAAGGCGAAGACCTGGGAGTTTTAACCGGAATTCTCTACCTTGCACCGCACACTATAGCGGGTAAAAATCTTTGTCCTTTCGCGTCCGCTGGTTGCGCGGCCGCTTGTCTTTATTCTGCAGGAAGGGGAGCATTTAATTCCGTACAGCGAGCCAGGATAGCAAAAACTAAACTTTTCCACTCAAATCCCCGCGCCTTTGTGGAAATGCTCGCTTTGGATATTGCGGCTCTTGAACGTAAGGCGATCAAAGCGGGAATGGTTCCCGCTGTGCGTTTAAATGGTACATCAGATTTACCTTGGGAAAATTTGAAAGGAGAGCTTGGCGTTTCACTCATGGAAAGATTTCCCTCCGTGCAAATGTACGATTACACTAAAAACCCGTCTCGAGCCATTGCATACGGACAAGGCAAAATGCCGACGAATTACCACATCACATTTTCCCGCTCCGAATCAAATGCTGGAGCCGTCCTTTCCGTCATCGATACGGTGGCCAACGTCGCAGCGGTTTTTGATACTAGGAAAGGAGAACCGCTTCCCGCTACGTGGGCCGGAAGGAAGGTTATCGATGGTGATCTAACTGACATTCGCTTCTGGGACGAAACAAGCGTTATTGTAGGCCTACGTGCGAAAGGAAATGCCGGCAAAGCCGACGAAAGCGGGTTTGTGATCTCCACAAAGTAAATTAAACACCCAGGAAAGGTTCCACCCCTTGCACTATCACGCCACTATCACCTCAACAGTAAACACTATCATGACCACGCAAAAACAAATCAAAAAAGCATTTTGGGAAAACCACCCACAGCATGAAGCCTACGCCCTTAAATGGGGAATCAAAACCGCGCCCCACAATCGCCACAATACCGAAACCAGGACAGCATTTGCCGACTATGTGGACGCACTAGCGAAGGCGGGGGAAATCTCCGAAAAACTAGCTTTCCGCTCAACCCTATAAACGCCATGAAACAAATCACACACAAAGAAGCTGAGAAATTAGCATTAGCAGACCCGCGCAATCTGAAATTTGAAATCGAATGCTGCCAAGCTGAGTGGATCGCTGCAAATTCCCGACACATCGCGGAAATTGAAACGAAAAGAACAGATAAAACCCACTGGGGAGAATACCCCAAGGGCTGGAAATCCGCCATGCTCAAGGATTCAAAAGAAAAGGCGAAATCCGACATCGTGAGCCGATTCATCGCCAGGAAATGCCGAGAGATTGATGGAGCCTTATGGCTGAATGACTGGCAATTGATCTGCGAAATGGAAAAACCCACCATCTGAAACACACCCAGGCGGGTTCAATCCCCGCACTATCACCTCAACCATAAACAAAACGAAAACATGACACCGCAAACCATAAACGTTAAAAACTATAACAACGAAACCGTGATTTTTAAAATCAACCAACGCATCAAATTTGTTGATGACAACGGGCAAATTTTCAGCGCGATTATCGTCGGCATCTGCGACGAAATGCTAAATCTTTATTTTGAGGACGCTGAGAACTCGCAAGGTTTTGAGTCCCCTGAGAACTGCTTCCACGCCTAATCACCCAGCGGGTTCCATCCCCGCTATCATCACTATCACAAAATGACCACATACACAGCACTATCAAACCGAATCCGCTCCGCTACCACCCGCGAAGAACTCACAGCCAGGGAAGCGCAACTAGACCGTCACTATCATGCAGGCACTATCACCGCCGCCGAGCTTTCCCGCTTGGATAGAATAATAATGAATAGAATATTTTTTCTTCTCGACACGTTACCCGAAAACCCCACTATCACCTCGCCATGATCCTCCCCGACGAAGACCGCAGCAAACTATCCGCGCCGGCAGAGCCTACCCCCGAAAGATGGGAGGAACCCGACGAGCATATCGACTATCTCGACTATCTCGACACATTCTCAGACGAACCAGAATAAAAAACAATGAACACACACATACACACAACGCCAGGGGGAGATGTTTTCTCCCCATCCACTATCACCGTCCCACTAAAAGACATAAACCGTAGGCGACCGCCAGAACCGCCCTCGCCGCTTGGCGTGTGGATTCTTCTTGCCCTCGCTATCATCTTTTCATCACTCACCACCTACCTCCTAACAAAATGAACACATTTTACGAATCCGCACACGAACCAATACCGCCGTACCCAGACCCAGATTACGACCCCGCAATGGATGAACCAGAGCCGCCCGTAACGCGCCGGAAACCGCCCTTTGTGACGATGCGGACGCAATATGGGCAGGTTCACGCCCTGCACAACGAAACCCGCCTTTACACAGGCTGGTACACCGTATGCGGGGAGCTGAAAAAATACGCTGGTATCGGTATTAAATACGCTCGCCATGAGCCTACCGTGCAATGTGACCGCAGATCAGCCGCGCAGATGCTCCGCACACTCAGGAAGGGGGGCGTATGTTAATCGACAACGCTCCAGCTCTTCTCCGCGCCGCCGCCGATGTGATGGGAATCACGCCCGAAGCCATCACCGGAAAGCGGAAAACCTTCGCGGAAGCCCTAGCCCGTCAAATCGTGATGACCCTTTGGTCGGAGTCTCACTCGCTGCAATCCGCTTGTGAGGTTGTCGGACGCATCCACCACACCTCCGCCGTGTATGCCAGAACAAAGATTCTCTCTCAGCTACAATACTGCGAGAACACCCGCGAACGTGTCCGAAAAATCATGCAAAAATATTCAGAAAATATCCTTGCCGACGAACAGGGCAAACCGTAAAACATCACCAACGAGGAGTTCAACCCTCCTTACTATCACCACA